GATAATGTAGGAACAACTGCAACAATTCAAGCAAACATTACACAAGGTGCTTCATCACCACATGATGTCACGGTTGATACTGTGTCAGGAATGGTTATCGGTGCTAACGTCATCATTGGTAATGAGATGTTTGAGGTTGTATCATTCCCAACAGCGTCATCTGTTAGATTGAATCGTGCTCAAGAAGGCACAAGTGCTGCTGCACATAACTCTGGTGCTACAATTACAATTCTACAGCAGAAGGTTGCTTCTCAGGATGAGGTTATCGCAGACTTTGATAACTCTGTAACAACTATTCGTGTTAAGGCAGCAGGTATTGGTTTTGCTGCTACTGACTACGTTAAAATTGATAATGAGTTTATGAAAGTTACATCTGCTGCTGCGGATGCAACAGGTATTACAATCCTTCAATTTGCTGATGAAAAAACAATTGGTGCTGGTGATGGTCAATCATTCAAGACTCGTTACAAGTATTCACAGGTACGTCTAACTGCACATGATTTCCTAGACGTTGGTACAGGAAATAGAGCACAAACAAACTGGCCATTCTTACCTCTTCAGGTAAATGTTCCTTCACAAGAGATTGATGAAGCTCGTCCAGGTCGTGTTTACTACGTCTCTACTGACCAAGATGGTAACTTTGCGGTTGGTAAGTTCTTCAAGGTTGAACAGGCAACTGGTAAGGCGACTCTAGACGCTTCTGCGTTTGACTTGTCTGGTCTATCCAGTTTGAGACTTGGTTCAATCGGTGCTCAGTTAGGTGCTTCTATTAATGAATTCTCAACAGACGGAACTCTTTCACAAAATAGTGATGTTAAAGTTCCAACTCAGAAGGCAGTTAGAACATACGTTGCTGCAATAGATTCTATTTCTGGTAACTTAACAGTTAAAGGTGACTTGAATGTTCAAGGATCTACAACAACAGTAGATTCCGTTGCTGTTATAGCAAAAGATCGTAACATTGAACTTGGTTCAGTTTCTTCTGGTAACTTCACTGGTAATATTACACAAGGTTCTAATCAGATCACTAACGTAAATGATACAAGTAATCTTGCACCAGGCGTTGTTGTTGCATTAACAGGTGGTGGTGCTAATGTTACACTATCTGGTACTGTTAAGGTTTCTACTCTAAGTGGAACTACTGTAACACTTGATTCATCATTCGGTGGATCTGGATCTGCTACTGGTGCTACATTCAGTGCTGGTGGTGCTACAGATATTACCGCCAATGGAGGTGGTATCACCTTGAAGGGTACAACCGACAAGACATTCAATTGGTCAGATACTTCTGACTGTTGGGTCTTATCTGAGAATATGGATCTTGCTTCTGGTAAGGCATACCATATTAATAATACTAGTGTTCTAAGTGCTACTACAGTGCTTGGTAAGACAATTGGTGGAAGTTCTTCTGGAGACATCGTTGATCTTGCTTCTACACAGTCTCTAAGCAATAAAACAATTGCTGGTCTTGTATTAACTGGATCACTCACTGCTGGTGGTGGTACTGGTACTAACGGTCAGTATCTACAAACTACTTCTACTGGAGTTCAATGGGTAACACTTTCTGTATCACCTGATTCTATTAGTGCTGGTAACTCAAATGTTACAGTTGCAAACAACGGAAGCATCACATTACAAACAGCAGGTGGTAATACAGGAACGTATGACACATCTGGAAATCTTACAATTCCAGGATCACTAACTGCTGGTGGATTATCAGTAACAACAGGATTTGTTAAGGCACAACTAAAAGAATCAGTATCAGATACTGCTAATGGTATATCTGGTAACTTCAACTTTGATCTTGCTACCCACCAAGTTATGCATTGGCGTGGTGATGCTTCTTCTGACTTTGTTGTTAACTTCAGATTTGATGGCAGTACTAATTTAACATCAAAGGTTGTTTCTGGTGAGTCTGTAACTGCTACTCTAATTACAAGGAATGGTGGTACTGCTAGGAAGTTAACTGATGTTAATATTGATGGTAATGGAGTGTCAGAAAGATACTTAGGTGGTTTTGGTGCTCCTACTGGAACTGCAAACGCATGGGATGTATATACATTTACATTAGTTAAAGATAGTGGTGGTGGATGGAATGTTTATGTTTCTTACAACTACTATACATAAGGAATAGAATATGGCACAACATAGAGCTGGTCAAGCAATCATGGGTCACGCCATGCCTAACTCCAAAGGTAGTAATGCTTCTGGAAAAAATAGATGTGGTATGTGGTCAAGATCTAGAATCATTACTCATGGGTTCACAGGTGGTGGTTATAAAAATAGTTCTCCTTGGAAAAATGTAAACAGGACAACACATAATAATGATACATCAACTAACTTAGGTGATATCATGAGTGAAAATGCTGCGTATGTTGACGGTGGTTCTAGTGATACTCATTTTTATGTGTTTGGTATGGATCCTAATTTCTCTGGAACTAACAATGATGTCTGGAGAATGCAGATGAGTAATGAGACAGGTACTAGCATGAATAATACTATGGGATCTGATAAAGAAGACTTAGGAGTATTCATAGATTATCATCATGGAGGAGGAAACCTTTACACTATGGGTGGTAATAATAATACTGTTGATAGGTTTGCCATGAACAATCATGCTCGTACTGCTGCTTCTTCTTCTGCTAATGGTGGGCATTATACCGCTTCTTGTCAAGGTCAATTTAGAGGATGGACAAGTATTGATAGTGCTAAAGAATATTATGTTTTTGCTACTAATACTTGGAATACTTGGAGTGGTACAGTACCAGGAACTGATGGATGGGGTAAAGCAAACTCAAGTTATTTGAGTCATTTTTATATGAAAAATCAAGGAAACTGTGGAGAACCTATTTGTAAACATAATGATACTACAGGTGCTCAGATTTCTGTATATAATGTAGATCGTTCTGGTGAAGAAAATTATCAGCAAGGAACATATAAAGGTTATTGCTTAGGACATTATGATAATAATCAAAATAACCAATCATATAAAATGAGTTACACCTCTGATACATATGCTATGAGTAGTAGTGCAGAACCT